GCTGGCGCCGCTCAGCAAACAAAGGGATGGGGCCTGACTTCGTCAGGCTTGGTCGAAAGGTCGCCTACCCGATGGACAAGCTTATTGAATGGGAAAATCGGGGAAATCCCTGACTCTGTTCACGAATCGGGCGGCACGATCGTGCCGCCCTTGGGGATCTTCATGCATTGGTCTAAACAGCAGGCCGACGCCATAACGGCGGTCGGCAAGTGGCTGGCTGATAAAAAACGCAAACAGGTATTTCGATTGTTCGGGTACGCTGGCACGGGCAAGACCACGCTGGCGGTGCACATTCGTGACCTGGTCAAAGGTGATGTCCTGTTCGCGTGCTTCACAGGAAAGGCCGCGCTCGTGATGCAGTCGAAGGGGTGCGATGGCGCGAGCACCATTCACGGCCTCATCTATCGCCCCATTGAGTGCGCTGTCACCGGCATCACCGAGTTCGCCATCAACTACGACAGCCCGCTTGCTTCAGCGAAGCTGCTGATCGTCGACGAGGTCTCGATGGTGGATGAGAAGCTGGCGCGCGACCTGCTTTCGTTCCGCGTTCCGGCGCTCGTGCTCGGAGACCCCGCGCAGCTACCGCCGGTGAAGGGCGAGGGCTTTTTCATCAATGGTGAGCCTGACGTCATGCTGACGGATGTGCATCGGCAGGCGGCAGACAATCCCATCATCCGCATGAGCATCGATATCCGCGAGGGTCGAGGTATCACGACCGGGCGCTATGGCGAGAGCCTTGTAGTGCGTCGCAAGGACATCGGTAAGGATGAATTGGCCGACGCTGTGCGCACCGCCGACCAGGTCATCTGCGGGCGCAACAAGACGCGGCAGTCGTTCAACCTGCGTGCGCGCGAGATCAAGGGCATCGTCGGTAAGCTGGAGGCGTGGCACCCGGTCGAGGGCGACAAGCTGGTGTGCCTGCGCAATGACAGCACCAAGGGCCTGCTAAACGGCGGCTTATGGGAGGCGACTCAGGCATCTATTGCGGGAGCCAAGATCAAGCTGCGCGTCAAGTCGCTGGATAACCCGCTGCTAGCGCATGTGGACGTCAACGTGCTGCGCGATTTCTTCCTGGGTACCGAGGGTGACCTTGACTGGAAGATCAAGCGCAAGAGCGATCAGTTCACCTATGGGCAGGTTCTGACCTGTCACAAGAGCCAAGGTAGCGCCTGGCCTCATGTCCTGGTGTTCGACGAGTCATCGGCGTTCCGCGAGGACGCCGACAAATGGCTATACACAGCTTGCACCCGCGCCGCTGAGCGCGTAACCGTAATCATATGAGGAGTAACCCATGATCGTTCCTGTCAAGGTAAAAAAGCTACACCCCGATGCCACCACGCCGCGCTACGCGACCGATGGTGCCGCGTGCTTTGACTTACATGCGCTAGACGATGGAACGCCTCATCCGAATGACGGCCATGCGGTTCACTACCGTACCGGCCTCGCCTTTGAAGTCCCTGCCGGATGGGTAATGCTGATCCATAGTCGTAGCGGGCATGGATTTAACAGCGCGCTGCGACTGTCCAACTGCACCGGCGTTATCGACTCCGATTATCGTGGTGAGGTCATGGTGTCTGTTCGTTTCGATGCCAGTGGAGATCGACGTAGCACCAAGCTGCGTGCGGGTGACCGCATCGCGCAGGCGATGATCCTGCCCATCCACACCGTTGAGCTTATCGACGCCGATACGCTGTCTGTGACCGAGCGTGGCGAGGGTGGTTTTGGCAGCACGGGAGCATGACGCCATGGGCATTTTTCAGCGAATTGCGCGACTGATTACCGTCTGGGCTATGAGTCGCGAGCCGGACGTCTATATTGGCGGCTGGGAGAACCCCTACCTGCTGCGCCACTACGTGCTGGGCGGATACATGGGCAAGGATGGCCTGCTCAAGTCCAAAACCTTCCTGGGCCTGATCCGCATCTACGTGCACGAGTTCAAGCGTAGCGACGATGACCGAGCCCATCATGACCACCCGGCTGGGAGCATCAGCATCGGCCTTGGTGGTCGCGCGGTCGAGCACACGATCGCAGTCGGCGGCATCCACCACCGACGCGAGCTGCGCGCGGGGCAGATCCGCTGTAGATCGTCGAAGTTCGCGCACCGGATCGAGCTGATACCCGGAGAGCGCTATTTCACGATGTTCATTTTCTTCCGCAACGTCCGCGAGTGGGGGTTCCACTGTCCGAAGGGATGGGTGCACTGGAAAGACTTCACCGCACCGGAAGATCGCGGTTCGGTCGGCATCGGTTGCGACTGACCTATTGACGATTGATCATTTTTGATTGATCATTTATGCGCACGCGGCCCACCCGGGCCGATTTTTTTAAGGGGCGTCATGCCGAAGCTCACCAAAGACATCATCGATCGCGCCGCCGCGCCAGCGTCTGGCTCATCCTGCATATGGGATGCCGAGATGCCCGGCCTCGGTGTCCGCATCCAGTCGTCCGGCCGCAAGACCTACGTCGTTCGCTACCGGACGCGCAATGGCGTGGCGAACTCCTCGCGCGATGAGCGTACGCAGCGCAAGGTGACGCTTGGGCCATGCAACTGCATCACCCCGAAAAAGGCGCGCGAGCTGGCCGGCGAGATCATGGCTCGCGTATGGGGTGGCGAGGACCCGGCGAAAGATTTCAAGGTCGCCAAGAAGGGACACGCTACCGTCGAGCAGCTCTTTAAGGGCTACGTCATGTGGATGCGCGACAACGGCAAGGCCAGCGCCGATGAGGTCGAGCGTGCACTGCTGACGGCAAAGACAGGCGCTGCCGCAGATGCGCTCGGGCGCACGACCCACGCATGCGAGGTCACGCCCAATGACGTCATCAGGCATGTGTCGACCTTTTTCCAGCGCGGAAAGCGCAGCTCCGCCGACAAGGCGCGCAGCTACATCGCCAGCGCCTACGCGTGGGGGATCTCATCCGCCAATGACTACACGGTGGCGCACCGGCAGGACTGGGGCGTCACCACCAATCCGGCCGCCATCATCGCGCGTGACGCTGGCGCAACCATGCCGCGCAGCCGGAACCTATCGCATGAGGAGATCCGGCGCCTATGGTCGGACACGCTCGACAGCGACTGCTTTGTGCGGGACGTTGGCGCCGCGATACGCATCCTGATCGCGTGCGGACAGCGGGTGCAAGAAACGCTGCGCGTTGACGGCATCGAGGTTGGGGATAACCTCGGCGAGTGGCATATGCCTATCGAGAAGACCAAGACCAAGCGCCGCGCGCATTCGATCCCGTTGCCAACCATCATCATGCCGACGATCCTTGACCTGATCGTCACCCATGGCACCGGACCGCTGTTCCCGTCCGACACCATCGACCACCGCACGATCAACCGCGCCATCCGCCGGTGGCTGATCCGCGCTGACGTCGACGTCGCGCCATTCCAGACGCGTGACATCCGCCGGACGTGGAAGTCACGCACCGCTGACGCTGGCATCGACCGGTTCACGCGCGATCTGATCCAGCAGCATGCCAAGAGCGACACCGGCTCCAAGAATTACGACTGGGCCGACTACCTTCCGCAGATGCGTGCCGCCATGGGCAAGTGGTCGGGATGGCTAGGCATCGTCATCGGAGGAGGTACGCCAACCCAGCATGGGGAGCCATCAATCCGAGCCGCATAAACGCTTGCATTCAAAAGTCGTTACACAAAGCTATCAGGGCGCGCATACGCCCGCTAATTTTTTTAAGAGAGAATGTAGTGTCTGACGCCGATATTGCCCAAGTTCATGAACTGCGCGACTGGGAGCGCAACAACGCCCCTCGCAAACCAATTCCGAAATATGCTCCGAACGACTATTCATATGGACCCGAGTCCTGCGTCGAGTGTGGTGACGATATGCCGGATCTGCGACGCGAGATGGGCGTGCTCAAGTGCACTGATTGCACCAGCGCAGTCGAGGCACGCGCAAAGCAGTGGGCGCCCGCGTAGGGCGCCCTTTCACTTCACTGGGGGGGGACAAGGCACGCCTGAATCGCGGCGAGCAGCTTGTCCCCGAAGTCCCGCCGCTCCAGGTGGTCAGCCCACAAGTTATCAGCCTGCTGCGCACCGGACCCCGTGAGGATGTCCTTGTCGCTAAGAAACTTGTACTTATCGGTCGGGATCTTTTTCAAGCAAGGCACCGCGATGGCGACATCCACCGTGACGGGCTTGGCAACGATGATGGGCTTGGGCATGGTGTGCTTGACACCACACGCGGTGAGCAGACTACAAGCCAGTGCGAATACGATAAAGTTCCGCATCACATGTCCCCTTGTTGGTTGGGTCGGCCGCGCGCTTCTGTAGCGTGGCGATGGTTGAGGCGTCTTTTTTCGACTGCTGAGAAGCCGTATGCATGGCATCCGTTGCCCGCTGCTGCGCGTCGCTGCTGTCTTTCTTCATGGTGGCGATGCTTGAGTCCTGGACTGCGATGTGCTGCTCAAGCGAAACCTGAGCTGCCTGCAGAGCATCTATCTGGCTACCCAGTGTCTTGATAGTCGTGACGTCTGCCGCGACCGTAGCTCGCGCTGTATCGCGCTCATCCACGAGCACCTTGTACGTGATGCCGGCGCCTGCGATCGCGAGCAGCATGAGCACCAACTTCCAATTCGCTACAGCCCATGAAAGCGCTGCGCTTAGGAATGTCCCTACTCCACCGGTGGCGACGCCGAAAGCCAATTTGAGTGCGGTCCACATGTCGTCAGGTCCTCGGTAGAGATGGCGCATCCGTGCGCGCCTTGATGGCTACGCCGGCTGCCAGGACGGTCAATCCGCCCATCATGGTCGAGAAGGCTCCGGCGAATGTCATTGCGTCGAAGTGCCCGGTCTTGCATATATCCCAGATGGCCCCGCCGATGAACGTCGGTACAGCTGACCCAGACAATACGAATCCGCCAACTCGGAACGGACAATAGGTAACCTCGTCGTTCTCGGTCAGGCAGTCGTGAAGCAACTTTTTCAGTTCAGCCCACATATCAGACCTTCAATGCGCGCTTTGCTGCGCTGTAAAGTGCCAGGCGTAGTGCAAGTCCGTTGCTGCCGCCATTCACGCGCTGCGAGATCGCAGTGATTCTCCCGGCATCTGCCAAGAGATTGAGATTCCTTTCCTGCCAGAACAGCCCGGCCGAGCGCGCAGCATTGACAGGGAGCTCCAGCAGCTCGGGATGGTTGATCAGATCTAGCTTTAGCATCGTGCCAACGCGCAGATAATTCGCGCGGCCGGTAAGCTCGATCAGTCCGCGACCGCAGAATTTCTTACCGTCACCCGGCTCCGTATTGCCCAGCTCGCGCGCCTCGGCGGACGGCGGTTCATACCGGCGCTGCGCCGGAGTAGGCCCCCAGATTTCTTTGACGAATTCCAGGTGCGCGGACTCGCAGCCGATCTGCGCGAGGAACGCAGCGGCGCGCAATGGCGTATTGATGTCGTACTCGGTACACGCCGCAGCGATGCATGGAAGCCATTTCGTAGCGCGTGAGGAGGGCGCGCCGGTGCCTAGAGCGATGATAGAGCTGGTGAGCGACAGGGTCACTTGTCCACCTTTTGGTCGATGCGTCGATGGATGCCTTCAATGGCCGAGCGAAGCTCAGTTGCACTCTTCTCGGTGGCCTCAAGCAGGCGTTCAACCGCCTTCTCCAGGCCGGTTACCGCCTTTGTAAGCGCTTCCTGAGTGACATACTTTTCAGCCACATGCAGTTTGTATGCGGCCAGTTCCTGGCGGATTTGCGACGCATCTTCCTTGCATGATTCCTTGACCGCAATCGACGCACTCTTCGCCGCTACCGCTTCCCTTCTGGCGCTTTGAAATAGAAACCAAAAGATGGAGCCGGTGCCAGACACTGCGACGCTCGCAACGATCGCGATGACTTCCGTTGATGCTGCGGCTTCCATCCGCTACCTCGTTTAATGCCGTGATTGAAACAGTTCAGGTAGATTGTGGCGTCACGACATTCCTAGGCTGGCTGCATCGACGCATTTACTGCCGAATACGCATTAGCCGGAGGAACTGTCCACACTTCCTGCGGTGTCACTCGCCCCGATGCGCCCTTGCGGAAAAGCGGGGTTCCACCCTGCTGGAATGCCCATGCGACTAGCTCACTGCAGAACCAACGGCCTGTCTCCTGCCAGTCGCGGTGCAAGCCTATGCCGAGGACGCCGGTGTAGTCGTAGGGCTTTCCGAGCTGGCTGCGCGAAGCGGCGATGATAGCTTCCGGGTTAGCGCACGGGAGCGTCACTCGCTGCCATGTAGGGTCGGCCGCCTGGCGTGTTGCAAGTGGCGTCACGACGACGCCATCGAGCGCGACTGCCTCGATGACATCGTCCCCATCAATGATCGCCACGTGCGACCACTGCGACCAACTGCCGGCGCGAATCATCCAGCTAAGCGGGTTATGTGGGTTCGTGCAAAACAGCAGATCGATAGTGGACATTACGCGGCGCTCGCTATGGCCTGAATCTTGGTAATTGCGGAGTCGGCGGCAGCCTGCGCATCTTCAACCGTCGTCGCGAGATTCACAGAAGCCTTTCCGAGCAGGCGCGTCGATCGGATCGCGTTCAGGCATGCAATCCATGCGGCTGCTGTGGCGATGATGTTGTCGGTCGCCGCCTGATCTGTCATGCCGCTTGCCGTAGCCCAGCACGCGATCGTGTCCGGCAAAGTACCCGTGTAGCCGGCTGCCTTGTACGCCTGGGCATCGGTGTTAGCCTGCTGATACTCAGCGAGCATGCCCGGCGATGCGCTACCGATGCCGTTGTATACGGACTGAGCCGTCCCATCGATCTGCAGGCATAGGTTCACCTGCGTCTGCGCGAATACTTCGGCATCAGTTGGCGGAATCGGCGCCACGAGCAAGCCGCCCTGAATTGTGTATCCGGGCGCCGACATGCACTCCTGCCACTGCCCATCGGTGATTGCGAGAACTATTGCCCCCTCGGGAGCAGGACTATCTTCCGTATCATAAAAAGCGGTGATATTCCCATTTGCATTGTATGCCGCGAGCTTCTGGCCCATGATTAAAATCCGATAGCTATGACTGTAAATGCTGCGATTGCGCCCAATACAGCAGTTAGACCGCCGTTCTCGACGTTTGCCCCAGACGCTGTTCGATTAGTGAGCGAAATCGTGTTGTAACCCTGTGAGGTAGCGATGAAATCCGGCGCAAATGCGCATGCCATTGGCTGATTTCCTGATGGGAATGAAATCGGCCAGGTCAAAGTATTTATACCACCCGCAGTGCTTGGCATTACGGCGCGTACCCACTGAATAACCAGTCCGCCTGGAATCTTCTGATAGCCGGAAGTGCCATTGGCAATCGAAGACGCGAAGGCTCCAGACGCGCCAAGTTGAGTAGATCCAGCGACTGCAATCCAGTTGCTTCCGCCATTTCGAAGCTTTACCGTATCGCAAAAATTCAGCGTAATTGAAGTGACGCTGGCGCCGCTTTGAGTCATGCCGCCAATGCTGTCCGTTCCGGCAGCCTTGACAACAATCGAGTTAGATGACGCAAATACCTCAATAACTGCCCCAATTTGCGACGCAACAATGGGTGGTAATGTCAAAGTACATGCCACGCTTGCGGAAATTGATTTACCCATATCCGCTACGGTCAATTGGGTATTTGCTACGTAGTTTGTCACACCGGAGTAGCTGCCGAGCGCGCGCTGTACGAAATCCGTTGTTGCAAGATTATCGCTGTTATCAAACTGCGCCGGACTTTGGTTGGCCGCGACATTACCGGCGCCATCAGGCGTAAGAAGCGACAGAACAGCAGCAGCTAGGGCAGAACGTGTACCGGACATTATTTCTCTCCAACAAAGTCAGGCGTGGTCGGCAATTCGACACGCGGAAATCCCTTTTTCGCGGGTAGGTCACGTAGCGCCTTACGGTATGCCTGGAGCGCCTTGTACTGGTCACCTGACAGCGTTGTCTTGCTGCCTATCTCGACCTGGTCTCGGTGGCGGGCGACGGCACCATCAGTTGCTGTGAGTGCGGTATTTCGTCGCGAGCGCAGTGATGCTTCGATCTGCTCAGCGTTTGGCGGAGGAGGGTCGAGAAGCGAGTGCGTTCCGCATGCAGAGACGTGCATGCGCTTGCCGGTGGTCTGTCCGCTCAAAAGCTCTTGATGCTGATCATCGCTGATTGCGATAGAGCCGGACGGGATCTTGTCGCCATGGATGTCATCGGAATAAAAGCCGATAACGAGGCCACTGGTGTCGGTATATGCGTATTTCTGTACCATAATTAAAATCCCAGTCCAACAACGTACATGCCTTGCCCGCTAGTGACTGCGCCAGTAGAGGCTGAATATGTGGTAATTGAAGTTCCAGTCTTTGAAGACGTGACCACTGACCCTATGCAGTTTCCCGCCGTGGTCATACCGGTCACTATCAGCGTTTGATTAGGAAATGCAATCGGCCAAGTTATAGCAAGGTTTCCTGATGCCGTGCCGGATGAGTCAGCTGCTACCCATTGAATAATTAGTCCGCTCGGCAGCTTCTGGTAGCCATTAACTGTGATCGAGTTGATGAACGCTGATGTTGTGCAGCCACCGAGAGCTGCATACCAACCAAAGCCCGATCCATCATTAATCACAGTGACGGTCTCGCCGGGAGACACCTTTAGTGTTCCGGCGCTTCCGCCTATTGCATTTGAAATTAAGTCGGCGCCATTCCCTGCAATCGTGCCGCCATTCGGTCCGCCGATAAATGTAAATGTCGAGCCCGGAGTCGTGGATGCAACGGTAGGCATTGTGACGGTGACGCCAGCCACGCCGAACGATCCCCAGTTATTTAGCTGTGCGGCCGTTAGGGTTGTATTCGCTCCGAAGCCGTTTCCGAGCCCAGCCATTTGCAGGCCGGACTTTTTCACAAACGCCGTTGTCGCGAGCTTGATGGTGTTGTCGAACTGCGGCGCAGTGGTGCCGGTGTCGCCGCCCGCAAGCTGCAGCGCGCCAACCATGGCTCCGCCCGCCCACGTCACCGCATTAGCGACCGTGAACGATGCGAACGCGTAGATCACGACTTCATCGCCCGTCGTGACGGTCGAGTTTATCGTGATACTGGAGCCGTTCGACGCGGTGTAGTTGACAGCGGATACCGTCGCGCCGTTCTGCGTCACCAGGATGTTTCCTGGCGTGTACGACATGTTGAATGTCGTCTGTCCCGCTGTTGCCGTGAACGACTGGACATTGAACGAGGAGGACGCTGCTGCGCCCGCCAGGATCGTGTTTGTGCCATCGCTGTACACGATGACCGACTGCCCCTGTGGGATGAGGGCAGTCTTTCCGCCCGAGCCGTTGACGCCCATCGTCAGGCTGAACGCGCCTGTCGTGTTGTTGGCGACCACGTAGGTGCCGCCCTGCGCCGGGACGAATACCTCGATGCTGGCGGTCAGAGCACCGGTAAGCAGAAGGATGCCGGAGCCGTACTGCGCGGCGGTCAGCGCGACGTTTGCGGCACCACCTACTGGTACGTTCACCACGCCATTTTTCAGGTTGTAGGCAAAGTTCGTATTGGCGATCTTGAGCGACTGGTCGCCGGCTGGCGCGGTGTTGACCGTGGCGCCGTTGAGCGTGATGCCCGTGAAGTCGGTACGGTTCGGGTAGACGTTGATGCCGTCCGACCAAAGTTCATTCGACAGGCCCTGCGCGACGACAATACCGGTGCCGGATGCAGTCTTTACCGTGATCGTGAATGCGCCGGTCGCCTGGTTGGACACAACCCACATACCAGTCGAGTTGGGCACGACGACGCTGATGTTTCCGGTCAGGATGCCGGTGAGTTCCAATACGCCCACACCTGCCTGTGCGGCTGTCAGCACCACGTTCGCACTGCCCGCGCAGTTGATGGTGGACACTCCGTGGAGAAGGCCCTGAGTCCAGATCGTATTGGCGATCTTGGTGGAGCTGTCGCCACCCGGGGGTGTCGGGGTGGTCGGCGTGCCGGTGAAGTCAGGCGAGTTGAGCGTAGCCATACCCGGTGGCTGCGTGGTGCCGTTCTCCAGGTTGGTGACATGCTGGTAGAGGTACGCAGTACGGTCAGCTAGGTTCAGCAGTGGCGAGTTCGTGATCGAACCAACGCCACCATCGACTGGGTCCGTGGTTTCGATCTGGTAGACGCCGACATCGTAATTCGGCTGTTCGGGCTGGTATGCCATGGCGCGACCTTAGAAAGAAATTGTCCAGGAACCCTGAAAGGAAATATCAGAGTTGAAATTGAGCGGCGCACTGCGCGTCTTGCGCGCGTACAGGACGGACAGGCCCGTCAGCAGACCGAACTCGCCGATGGCTAGGTCGTAGGCGCCGGAGTCACCACCGCCCACGCCGAGGGAGAAATTGAACTGCACCTCGTTACTTCCAGGGTATGTGACCGAGTCGATCGCTTTGATGTAAGGCGTAGTCAAAGCCGTGTTGGGGAATACCGGCGGTGTCAGGTTGATGCCAAATCCGATCTTGGTGACGCTTTGGTTTATGACGTTGCCGCCAAGCAAGTTGGCGTGCGTATTCTGAGATCCGACCACGATGAGGTTTTTCTCATCCACTACCTCGATCAGCGATCCCTTGCGGAATACCTCAAGGTAAAAATAGCCAGTGGGCAGGCGCTCGAATTGGTCGCGGAATTTAGACACTGAAAACCTCCAGATTTATTTCTGGAGTTTGGTGTCACGACTGATGATGTCAGAGGTTTTCCGTCACCACTTCGCCGCTCATGTGGTGGACTGTGCTGTTGTACCGGCGTACACCGTTGTACTGGTAGCTGTACGTGATCGTGATCGTCTCCGCATCCGTGGGCGCGTTCAGCGCGTCGGTAAATGCAGAGATGTCGGTCACAATATCGAAATACGGATCGGTCGGTGGGGTCAGCGTGTCGGCATAAGTGCCTACGACGGAGAATTCCAGCGCCGCGCCATCGGCCGGTAGCGTCAGGGAATCCTGCAGGGTGCTTCCGCTAACAAGGATCAGATTGCGGAGCTGCGTCCCGGCAGCGCGGTACCGGCCGATGATGCTGATCACGGTCTGCGCGAACGCAGTCGGGTCGCCGCCGCTGATCAGGTCGTAGCCGTACTCTACGTCGAACAGGCCATAGATCGGCGAGGGGTCGGCGTTGTAATGAAACTCGCTGTTGTGCGTTATCGCGCCGTTATACAGCGGGAACGTCGGTCCGTACTCGATGACGTCCGTTACGCTCGTATTTTGCGTGGTGTAGGCGGTGATCGCCATCTCCAGCGCAATGTTATTCGAGCGCGGTCGAAGTACCTCCGCGATGATTCGCGGGCCGTAGCTGGCATCTAGCTCGCCCTGCAGGCGAGGCACGCCGAAATATGCACCGAGCACATCCAGCCACATGTCCTGGGCCGTCGTCGTGCTCATCTGCTGGATTGCGTTCTGGCCCTGCGCGGATACCTGCTCTAGCTCGTTTGCATTCGCCTCCAGGTAGGACCAGTTTTCGTTCGTGTAGCCGTACAGGTGATCGCCATTGGAGTCAGCGATGTCGCCCGTAGCATCAAGCAGCACCAGCGCACTGAGATCCGCATAGGCGGACTGATCGACATACACGACCGAGTACCCCGGCTGCGTGGCGATATAGAGCGCAAGCTGTGCGATCGTGAACTGCGACAGCGCAAGGGTAAGCGCCACGCCCGTGCCACCCACTGGAGTTGTCGTGAGGACGCCGTCCTGCACGGTCCACGACATGTCCGATCCGTTGTACTGGACGCGCAGCGCCAGGTACTGTGCTGGGTCTAGGTCAAAGACCGCACTATTGAGGAACGTGAGGAGCTTTTTAGTCAGCCGCATGTCAGATGGTCGCCGCCGATGACCCAAGGATGTTGATGATGCCCGGCATCAATTTCTGCATCTTCAAGGGAGTGACGTTCTGGAAACGAGCAGTCGAGATCGCCGGTGGCGCATTGCCAGCCAGGAGGCCGCCGGCCGGTTCGGTGTAGTTCGTGCCGATTGCGTAAGGCTCGGCGTTCTGGAGTTCCAGGGCGGCAACTGACGTGCCCGCGTAGACATTCCATCCGGTGACGCCACCGATTGATGGTGGTGAAGCGATGGTGAGTAGTTCGTCGGCTAGCACTGCGAGCGATGACGAGGAAGACGGCAGGGACTCGCCGGCCGTAGTCGTGTAGGTGGTCACCGCGTAATACGTGCCTGCCGCGAGTGTTCCGCCTGGCGTCGATCCTAGCGTAGGCTCGGTCGGCGCGGGAATGTCTGCCGGGATGAAGTCATCCACACCAGGAATGGCCTTGACCAGCGCGATCAGCGTGGACACTTCAAACTCTGCGCCGGCCGCAAGGCTGATCACGTAATTTGAGGCGATCGGGTTCGCTGCATCGACCAGGTCGACCAACTGGTAACCAGCCAGCGCGGTCAGTGTTCCGCCGATGTCGAGTGGGACCTCAACCGACGCATACACGTTCACGTGCACACCGGCAGCCTTCCACCCAGGGATCTTGGTTCCGAACGCATTGGTGTATCCGTAGATAACCGTTTCAGCCTGCTGCACGAGTGCGGCAGACGTGCCGCCCACACCATTGAAGATGTAGCACTCTACGAGCCCGATTGGCTGGGTGTTGTCGGTCTCGTACGGCTCGACGATGACCGATGAGCCGACTTGCTCGATGATGTTTCCGGAGGTATCGGTCAGGTTGACGGTGCTCAAGCCGTACTGGAGGGCGACAACCGTCGCACGAGACAGCGTCTGCACGTACGTGGCGAAACGGAGTTGCTGCGCGGCCGGAGTTTCCGCGTCCGTGCCATTGATCCAGTTGCCGGGGTTGGTGCCGCTCACAAAACCCTGCGGCTGAGGCGACATACTGAACTGAGCGCCCGCCTGGATGTTGCCGGCGGTACCTGGGGCCGACGCCACTGCTAAGACGCTTGCCGTTGTACTGCCCACGGCAATCGTGACGTCTACCTCAGTGGTATAGCTTGAGGCGTTACCTGGCGTAGTAATCGTTGTGCCGCCACTGATGAGGACCGACTGTGTCTGTGCGGTTATCGTGACGGTCACTATGCCGCTGGCCGGGACTGCCGGCAGCGCGTTGAAGTTGAATGAGTTGTAAGTCGCCACCGGGATCGCCTGCATGATCCCGTCGAAAAACTTGCGGTACAACTCCTCAATCTCGCCGGCTGGACCTTCGATGATCGTGCGTGCGACCGAGCCTTCCGTGAAGTCGGTGATGACCGTCTGCGTCGACTTCATCCAGTTGACCATGGACGCGACGATACTGACGAAATTTTTAAGCTGAAAAGCTGCCATGCTTATTTGCTCGTGACGGTAACGGTGGTCGTCGGGCCGCCGGAGATGGGCTGCGCGACGATCGAGATTTCGGTGGCGTCGCCAGTGATCTGTGCCGAGGCCGAAACGATGGATGAGACACGCGGGTCAGCCTTGACTGCGCCGCGCGCGTAGTTGGCCGTTAGGACGCCTTGCGTCGGGCCGTTCGCCACACCCTTCATGCGCTGATGGAGTGACCCGTATTTCGGGTGCATCATCAAGCGACCACGCGGGGTGTTGAGCCGGTTGCTAAGTGCCTGATTCAAGTTGGCGTAACCCGTCACAGTCGCGACGTCGCCGCCAGAATTGGCGATAATGCGTCCAGCAGTGAGCTGGATGTCGGTCAGGAACAGGTCGTCTGGGTTGGTGGTGGAGGTCGTGACAGGCGCCGGTGCTGGCACCTTGATCGAGCCGCCCGTCAGGATGACGCCAGGTCCAGCATTGGCCGGGTTGTCCGTGATGTACGGAGGGACGAGTCCGTTGTAATCGATCAGTTTCTGCCACAGCTTGGCATCACCAAGTTCGCGCAGCGCGATCGTGTGGAGCGTGTCACCGTTGTGTGTCTTGACGACGCGAAAGCCGTAGAGCGGCTTTTGCATGGTGACGTTAGGCTGCGTACTCATTGCGAGACGACCACTCCCGCGTTGACGTTGGTCATCGTCGTGTTGAGATCTGTGAGACTCATAGGCGCCATCACTGGATCAGTGTTGGAGAGCGTCACAAGACCCTGCTGCGCCATCGTCGATATCGCGATAGGAACGGTCGGTGGTGTCGGTGCAGCCGACATGAATGGGTTGGCGTTGGCGAACACGCTGACCGGGCTTCCGCCATTGGTCGATGAGCAGTTCGACGCGCCGAATACGGAGGAGTAGTCAGGAACGGACAACTGCAGGTTTATGGCGTTGTTCAGTAGGCACCAGACGTTCATGAACACGCCCGCGATATCCATGATGCAAGCGAGTCCCGCAGTGGTCGCATAGGTGGCTTCCGCAAGAATCTGGAACGCGGTGATGCCGGCGCTCGCCACCATCTGACCGATGGCTACTAATTGCCCTACAACGGCGCTACCCACCTGGACAGCGGCCATGACCGTGCCCAGCACGCCCATGCTCATCGAGAGGAATCCTCCCACGGCGCCAGCGATTACGGCGGGCACAAAATTGGCTGCATTCGCCGCGTAGCCAGCTAGATCGGTCATCGACTGGCCGAAGCTGTCTAGCCCGACCGCCTGGGTATCCGCCGCATCCAGGAAGCCACCGGACGCGGTATCCGAGTCGTTCGCGTTCGGGTCGGTCTCCGTATTCGTGACCGTCATGGCGATCTGATACATGCACAGCAGCGGGCGCTGACGCGAGCGGCGCAGAACGAATGCATTGGGCGCGACTACGACGGAGAGGTTGTTCAGCGCGTCGCTGTAGATGAGCTGCACAAGGTTCGGATCAACACCGGACGCGATAGCGTTCTGGCGGCGCTGGTGCCACTGCGTGTAGACCTGGTCGAAAAGCTGCTGGAATCGGTCGCCGCCGTCGAGACCATCCGGCCCGGTGCGCCAGCCCGTGTGCCCGCTGATGTTCAGCGACGGGATGCCCTGCCGGAAATTGTCCATCCACGCGCCACCAAGGGTCTGCTGCACGGTCAGGCGCGACGGGTTGGAATACGTGAGGTCTTCCGGTCGAACACGCAGCGTGATGGAGACGGGAAGCTCGCCAGTGGTCTGATCGTCAAGGACGAAACTGATCGGGCAGTAATCTGCCTTTTGGGTCGACGGCGTGACAGATGTGTCACTTGCTGCGAGCGCGGCGCCGCCGGGGCTCGCCAAGGACGCGATGGCGTCCAACGTGCCTACGACTTTGCCGATTGTGCTCAAGACGCTCATGCCGTGATTTTCATGTCACGACATAAGCGGTGCGCGTCGTCAGTCCTGCGCCACCGTTGTCTGTGCGTTTGCGCCCTGCGCGGTATGGAAGTGCTTGAGCACGCTGATGCTGCCGGACGTGATATCGCCGGTAGCCGCGACGGTCGCCTGGGTAGAAATTGCACCAGTGGCCGCAATGGTCTCGTCGGAGGTGATCGGCCCCGTCACATGCAGAGGTCCATGGATGGTCGTTTTTGGTGATGTGACATCCACGTTCCCGGTCACGTTAGCTGTGACGGAGCCGCCAATGGTCGCGGATACATTGCCGGTGATGTCGCCGGTAAGGTTGCCGTTTGCCTGGACGTTGATGTTTCCCTGCGGATCAACCTGGATGTTCGCTACCACGCTACCCGCGTTCGCTACCGTTAGGTTCACCCATGGCGCGCTGGCAGTGTTTTTGGCGATCTTCCAATTGCCATCTACGTCCTTGCCGGTCAGGTCCTCATGTGCTGGCGAGCTGCCTACGCGGAAGTAGGTTCCGCTCGGGTGGTACGCCTCGAAATTCGCCTGGGAGTCGATCGACGTGTAGAAGTCGGAAGGGTGCCGATCGATCATGCGCTGCAGATCGCGGAACAGCATCTGGCATATCTGCGGATACCGGAATCCGATCACGACCGGCATGGTTCCGAAATACGCCACACCGGCAAGAACATCCGTTGGCTTCGTCTGCGTCAGATCCCAGGCATTTCCATTTGAGGCTTTTGACGGCTCAATCAACATCGCCTTGCCGCTGCTGGTGCTCGCCCACGGCGATAGCACCTGAACGCCGCTGATCTGCTCACCGTTGTCGGTCATGACCAAGTCAAGCGCATAGTCCTCGGGATGGATGGCGGCCACGCGGCCCCATCGCAAGCTGCCTTTACTGCTCAAGGTCTGGGGTCTCCATCAATTCAGACAGGTAAGGTGAGTCGGCTCCGCCGGATCGCTGCACGCGCTCGATAAATCCGGTACCGCGCTCGACGGTGAGCGTCGAAAAGACACCCTGGAATGGCAGGTAGTCATGATCAACCTTCACGATGTAATAGGTGGAGACCATCGTTCCGCGATGCAGGCGTGCGTACATGCCCGCCTTGATGTTTTCGTTTCCGCGAACGCGCATGGAGCCGGATTCGTATAGGACGTTGTCCTGATTCATGGCGACCATGATGGCGCGGCGATTGTTGATCCAGTTGCTCATCTGGGTGTTGCGCGTGCCCTGCGCATCAGCGAGTAGGCCGCTTGACATCGTCTGCACCTCATCGCCGCCCTGCTGCGTGTCCGTATTCATCGGGCGCAGGCCATAGAGGGTCTCGGTGCAGTTCGGGTATTGCGTCAGCAGCACGGTGTTTGATTCCGCGCCCTGGAGCGCGAACTGCTGCTCATAGAGCGAATCGACCATGTCGAAGCGAGGCGCTCGGACCCAGTAGTAGTTGGCGACGTTGGAGTCTGACCGCGACACGTTGATGCTGATGACGTCGACGTCGCTGATGTCCACGTACGGCGGAGATGGCGCGTCCGACTGGATCAGGTCTCCATTGAGATCCATGGCCGGGATAGCGCGGTACACGACATGGACGCCATCCTCATCGTCTTCCGTGTAGAGCTCATTCCAGGTGCCGACGTCGCCATAGGTCTTGAGGATGCTGTAGATGGTTCCCTCTTGGTTCTGCGACCCCTGCATGCTGCACACGCCATGCCCGACCGATACGTACTGCGTCGCCTCGATGGTGGTCGGGCACGGCGAGTTGGTCGGCATGAATCCGGCGAGGAACGGATTGATCACCTCTTGAATAGTGTTTGTGACGAATTGCGACGACGGCATGATCGACATCGATCCGCCGTAGCGCTCAAAAAACTTGTAGGCGGATAGCACGTCCTCGCCGGTGACGTAACCAGGGAGATACAGGATCTGCATCATTTGCCAAAGCTTGCCGTAGTCCTGGCCGTTGATCGTGACGGCGCGCTGAGGCTTTCCGTCCGAGCCCATCGTCTCGACGCGCGAGATGCCGCTCACGAAGCCGCGCATGATGATCGGCGGCTGCGTACCGGCGGATGTGGGAGGGCTATGGCGCCAGCGGATCTCGATGTAATCCATGGGCTCAACTAGCCCGTATAGAGTCTCGAATGTCTGCTGGTTGGCGTACTCGCCGATAAACGGCTGGTCGCCAAACGACAGCACGAAACCGCCGGATGGCTCTCGCACGGATTTCGACGTGCGAACGGAGCTGCCATCACCAAAGAATGGCGTCAGTTCGATCGTGCGTGATGTTCCCTGGAATCGCTGCGATGTCGGGTTACTGCCGTTCAGCGTGGTGCGGCTGATGGTCTTGTAGAGCGTGACCTGCAGGTTAGGATCGTAGATTTTGACGACTGGGGATTCCATGGTCAGTTACCGAAAGGCGTGGGGGCGCCGACGCTAGTGTTAATCGAGAATGGCGATGCGGCCTGCTGCCCATTCGGATTCCACAATGTGATGTTGTGGTTGAAGTTGTAGTCCTGGCTTCCGCCAGCTCCTGCCGTACCGGTTGAGCTGGAGCCAGCGTCAGGCATAGGCGTGCCCTTCAATGCCGCATAGGCGCTCTTGATACCAGAGGCATACGACGGATCTTCCGCCCACTTTCCAGCCATCAGGCCTGAGGTGAATTTATCGATGTCGTTGCCCGCACCTACCGCTCCAGGGTCCATGCGATTGAGCGTCGAGACGTAGTCCTTAGCGGCATCGGACTGGCCACTGTATGCCTTGAACTGAGTGGTGTATTTAGAGCCATCAGCATGCGTATCGCCGCGCGTTACCGTGGCGCCCATCCAGTTCGTGCTTTTCTGGATGTTGAATGGGTTGTTGCCCACTTCACTACGGCCCCAGCCTGTTTCCTTCGCGAGCTGCGCGAGGATCATGTCCGGGTCATTGCCGGTCTGCGTCGATATCTGCGCCGCCATGCCTGCGTACTTCGTGCGGAATGCAGCCATGACGGCACCGCTTGGTGGCGCCCCACCACCGCCGCCCGTACCAGTTCCTCCGCCACCACTGGCGCTACTCGTCCATCCAGGCGCTGCGGGTGAACTACCCGTGGCTGCAGCTGCAGTCTTATCGGTCGGGTACATCTCGGCATTGAGCTTTGACATCGCAATGCTTTGCTGTAGATCGGCATTGCTAGTGGCTACGGCAATAGCAGCCTTATTCTTGGCGCCAATGCTAGGGTCCTCGTCGCCGAGATTACGAACGCCAGCGACATGCGCTACGCCATAAAGGTGCTGCGATTCAGCATCGGAGACGGTAGCATCGCGCTTCTTTTTTATTTCGTCCGCTCGCGCATCGTAGATGGACTTATGGATATCATCGGAGCTCATCTTGCCGCGATCGCCGAAGGCATACAGCAGGATCTCGCGCATGTCGTTCAGTGGCGAAATCATCTTCGCCGCCGCATCCGTCATATCCTTGTCGAGATCCTGGATAGTTTTGCGGGTCTGCTCGCCATCGGTCTCCGGCTGTCCGTACTTGGAATAATCCTTGAGCAACTCGCCGCGCAGATCCTCCGTGCTTCCGCTTTGGCCGGCCTTGTCGAGGCTCGCTCGCTCACCCTCGTTCAGCTTCCCCCAGATGTCTTTCGACATGCCGCCGAGGTCGCTTCGGCTGCCGAGCTGGATCTGCGCAAGCGAACTGATAGACGTTGGGTTGAGCTTGGATGGGTCGATGCCCGCCCTGGTCAGGGCGTTCATGACGTCACCCATCTGCTCGGGCTTCATTCCGTCGAGAAAAGCGGCCTGGTTGGTGTTGACGCCGAACAGGTTCGACATTGCGCTGAGGCGCAGCTCGGGGCTTTTCGCGTAGGTGTTGTGCAGCCCGCTCATGATCATCGACATGGACGTAGCATTGGAGTCTGACGCCGATCCAGGGATGCTGACGCCGTTCTGTGCTGCCCACTTAGCCATCACGGAGCCTGACCCGAATTCCTGTGCGCCGGTGCCGAATGCTCCCTGCTCACGCAATGCGGCGCCCATAATAGGGTCAAGGCCGAGCTTGCGCCCGACCGTAGTATACATGAAGTTCTGACCCGCCTCGCCTGCGCTACCTCCACTGGCGATGGAGCTATTCACGCGCGATAGGAGGCCAGCCGCGCCCATCACGTCCATGCCTGGCACGTGTGCGCCCACCATGCCGGAAAGCGTCGCTGTGTAGTCGCCTA